GATCTGCCGTTCACCGATCGAAATGACGCCCTGCTGTCCCCACAGGACTTGGCAGTCAGCATCGCCGGTGCGAACGAGGTACACCGAAGAACCAGTGGCAGAAGTCGTTCCACCAGCACCGACAACCTGGGCATCGCTCAAGCCGTTCAGGTTAGCTTGGCCAGCAAACCCAGCAAACCCACCAGCATCGTTTCCGGTGCCATAGAAGATTTGCTGCTCAACCTCGGCCATCGCCTGTCGCATGTGGGCGAGTGCCTCGATCCCCATCATGTGTTCCAGGCCACGCTCATCAGCGGTCGCGGCTGCGATGTCAACGGCGAACGAAGCATCGAGCACCTTGAGGTCCAGCGTCACGCTGGTGTAGGTGCCCTTCTTGTTTTCGATCCCATCATTGACATCACGGAATCCAACCGCTGGGTTGGCGGTGATCTTGCTGTACTTGAACGTGTTGCCAAGCACGGTTCGCGCTGCGAGCACGCTCAGGAATGGTGCATCGTCAAGGACATCGCTAACAAGGAGGTCCATGTCGGTCTTGTTGAAGTGAGCCACGTCGGTCGTCGTCAGGTAGCTATCAGCCATAATTCAAAGTCTCCGTTTTGGTTGCGTTGGTAAAAATCAGTTCGAGCGAGGAGCGAACGCCCCAGCCCATCGAATCGCCTTCTCATCAGCACCAGCCTTAGCAAGCTTCGCTCGTCGCTCTGCTGCTTCGATCTGAGCTGCGGTCAACTCCTTGCCAGCAGGAGCGGCACTCAGTGGCTGCTCCTCGCCAAGCTTCCCCTCGATCGCTGCAAGCTTCGCGGTTAGCTCATCCACCTGGGATTGCAGCTTCGCATTAGCCTCGCCAATCTCGCCGTTGACGATCGACAGGCATTCCTGCATCGTCTTGCCTTCAAGGAACCACTTGGCCCCCCGATCACCAAACGCAACCATGTAAGGTTGCGCAGCCTCAAGGCTCATCGCAGCGGGTGCAGGTGCCACAGGTGCGGCCTGTTCCTGCTGCTGAGTCTCGACAGCGTCCACCGCTGCATCAGCCATAACTTCTTCTCCGTAGTGAAGCGACAGAAAACCAAGTAGTCTTTCAACTACTTCCTTTTTCGGAACACCCGAAAAGTGAGTCTCAATCAGCGAGCTAACAACCGGTGCCAAGTCTCGCTTGTCGTATAGATCAAAGAGCCCACCACGGGTCGCGGCTGGCTCATCAACAAAGTCAACAGCCCTCAGCCCCTTGATTCTCAATGGTGCTTTTTCGCCTGGCTTGAGGGATTCCAAAGCGGCTAGCATCTCATCAGAGAAGTCAGCCACGATCGACAATCCAAACGTCTCGGAATCCTCTTGGGCGAGCTCCAGGAGGTACGCTCCCTGCTGACCCTTAGGACTGTTATCACTTGCCGAAAGCATGGTGAAATCAGCGTAGACAGCGTTTCCCTCAACGCGGAAATTCCGTGCCCTTGCAACGGTGGTCCCGAGGCCATCGCTAGACATGTGCGGGTGCGTCCAGCGTGCTTTGATTCCGCGGGTTGCACCGTTGCCGATGTCAGCGACCTGCTGGAGCGTGACAGCATCAACGACGATTGGCCGAGAGTCGTTTAGACTCCCTGCCTCGATCACCTTGGCCCGCTTGATCGTTCGGCCATCAACACCGCTTGCCGGTGCTTTGGTAGCCTGGCTACGAAACATCGTTAGGCGGCTGTTGCCCATTGTCTTCTCCTTCGCTTTCGGTGGTCTCTTCCGGGACGTCAGGCTCAGCCATGACAGGGACAGTAACCAGCCCTTCGGTCGATTCGTCGAAGCCGTATTGAGTAAGGTAGTCCCGCTCCTCAGCAAGCTTGCGCACCACATCCCGCCAATCGTCGCCGTACTTCTCCCGACGGATCTCTGAGCGAGTGCGTAGTTTGCCTTCGACGGCCATCAGGTCGCCTGTGATTTCTTGCTCTGGATTCCAATAAGGCACACCGGCTGGGATCCAGTCCCAATAGATTTGATCGATCTGCTGTACTCCCGCAGGCATCGAAAGAATCCCTGCCGCCATCCACTGCTGGATCTTCCAAACGGTGATGCGGTCGAGCATCTCTTTCAAATCTTCTCGCTTCGATTTGCAAGCCTGCTGATACTGGATAAGAGCAGCGCGGGAACCAAAGAAGTTCGTGTACGCTTCATCGTAGAACGACCAGGGAATATCCAAACTCTTTAGAGCAGCTTGCAGGCTAAGAGTCAGGAACGCCTGGAACTCTGTTGATGGGTGGCGTGACTCAAGGAACTCAGCCTTATCACCTGGATCTAGCTCAAGCTTGACGGGACCACGGCCAAGGTCAACTTTGTATTCATCGCCATATAGCTCCGCGTCATCGTCTGCCATTTCGCGGGTAATGGCGAGGGCGAAGAGTTGTGTGATCTTCGCCTTAGCCCGAGCGTAATCAGTAACTTCCAGGCTGTCCTGGAATGATGCGATCGCGGATGTAAGCGGGCTTACTCCACGCACCTGATCGAACGAATCGAAGTAGGCAAGCTGAATGACGTTGCCCGCGCTGATGTCCCGCTCAAAGGTGTATTGGCCATCCAAAGAACGCGACCACACTGCAACGCGGTTCATCGATCCGCCAGCACCAACTTTGATACCGTGGACCCAGTTGTACATTGGATCGACGCGGTTATCGGGTGATCGTACGCGATCGCCCTCGATAGCCTGTAGGCGTCCATCACGAAGTTTGACTAGAAACACATCACCGTCCAACACCCGACGCATCTCGGCCAGGCGGACCATGCGGCGCAGCGAGTGACGGCCAGCGATGTCGCAATTGATGGGGCGGTTGTACCAGTTCATAAGCGACTCTAGGCGCTCATTGAAAACTGGATCGTCAGTGTTAGCTTGAAACGTGAACGTGGAAACGTAGTCCAGATGTTTCCGGATCGCCCAAGCTGCTACGCTGAAGTTGCGGTTTAGCTCACGAGCACCTTCGATAACGCGACGTCGCTTCTGCGAATCTAGCAACGCATCGCTAGATTGGATCCGCGTCCCTGGGTCGCGTCGTTGCTGGTTCGGCTCGGCGGCAATGTACCGCCCGAATCGTGAAAGCCAACTGGTCGCGGCGTTTCTAGCCTCTTTAATCATGAGCGTTCCCCAGATTAAAGTTGCTCATCCGCGATCTAGTGCGACTGTAGCGGGTCACTTCCTTGCGCCAGAACTGTAGCTCTTTCATCGCCTGCGAGCGGTCAAAGTCTACGGAGGTTCCATCGACAGATACGCTCACGATCCCAACGCCAGAGGCGATCTGGGACTCCAAAGAATCCACCATCTGCTTGGCGAACTCCAACTTGCGATTACGCTCAGAAAAGTCTGCATTGCTCATGCAAACATAAAAGCAGAATTCAGGCGATTTTCGCCCGAGTTACCTAACAGAATCTGACTATTTTGGCGAGATTGGACCAACTTCTCGCAAAATAGAGGGCTGGTTGCAGAATTTGCAACAGACTCGGAATCGCTTTATCTCCTGATTTAGCTCCGGGTGGGTGGCGTGGTAGTGGGCTCCTTGCTGCTTTAGTAGTCCGCCACACTTGCCGCAATGAGGGCAGCATGGCACAGCATATGAGACGGTGGGCGGTTTCTTGCGTGATGGCTGGTTCATAAGTAGTCAACGCTCCCGCGATGTCGTTTCCTGGGTGGTTCCTGCGGCGGTGGCTGGGTGCTAGGTGGCTGGTCGCCCGTTGTCACCTGTGGCATCTGTGCTGCTGATCTGCGTCGTTTGGGCCCCGCATCACTAGGTAGCCTGCATCCTTCAACCGATGCAGCAACGCAGCATCCAACCAAGCAGTCTAACCAGTGGTTGTCTGGGCGATCGGCTTTGATCTTCCATTCATCTACCGTGCGGCCGCGTCCCTCGGTGCGTACTGGGAACTCCGCGCGTAGGTGCTTAGCGATTGTTTCATGTTCGATCCCGCTAGCCTGGTACAGCGTCAGACTGCCAGGGGTTCCTGGTTCGGTGGATAGTCTGGAATGAAGGAAAGATTTCCACCAGTTCGCGTCAAAAAGAACGTGGCGGATTGGGCTATCCTTCGCCCGATCGATTCGCCAATGCTGACCAACCGCACGTCCGAGCCTGCGTGTATGGTTCGCGTTCAATGGTTCGTTCGATGCACCGATCCCCTTGCCGTGTGACGGATAAATCGATCCTTTGTGCGTGGATCGCTGGCAATGCTGGTAGACGATGTTGCGACTAAGCCCCCAGTTGGCATCGATCATCATGCGATTGATCGCAAGTTCTAACCCGTCCTCAGTCTTCCAGGTGCGACTGAATAGATCCCGCTCAATTGCGGTGAGTGCTTTTGCGATTTTCGATTCAAGCGACTCGCCTGGGAACTGCTTGGTAAAGTTGTTGCGTACCCCAGTCATGCGGAAATTTGTTGTCCTCTGATTCGGCCATGCTCCGTACTCAATCACAGTCCCTGTCATGTCGTGACGCCAAGCAGTCACGGCGAAGAAAAGGATCTCTTGCTGAACGTCAACCATTGCCACGATCTTGGTTGTATTGGCCGGTGCGATCCCCTTTGGCGTGTGACCCATCCGCTTTGCTAGGGCAGTCTCGCTCAGCATGGTGTCATCAGCCCTGAGTTCCATCGGCTGATTTTGATACTCCGCGAAAAACGCACCTTCATCCCGGAAGTAGAGGTTCATTGCGTTTTGAATCGCTGATAGCTCATCCTCGTTGAAACGATCCTCCCAAGCGGCGCGGGCTCCCT